TGACATTGAAAATCTTCCTGTCACCGTTCCACCTTGGTCTGATCGTATTTGATTTATGTCTGCATGGATTCTACCCTTTGCAGAATGTTTTGTAATAGAATCTATAAAAGTTGTGTGAGCTTTGTTAATCTCTCTTGCATCAGCAATAGATCTTGCAAGTTCGTGAGGATGATTTTGTAAAAAGTTTTTAGTAAAGCTAGGCTCATTACTTTTTTCTGTCCTGTCATATGGTAATTTTAATTTGTCAAATGCTTTAGCGATACTTCTTGCTGCATGTATTTCTACATTAATTCCTGTTAACTCTTTGATTTTACTGAGTATTTTGTTCTCTCTAACAATTAAATTTTTCTTTAGTTTAGCTGCATGTTCAAGATCAACTCTTACACCTTTGAACCTCATATCAACTAGACAAGGAAACAATTTAGTTTCCAAATTAAATACATCCATAAGTTCTTGACTAACAAGTTCTGTACTTAATCTTTGCCATAACTTTAATGTAGCTTCTGCATCACGTTCAGCATACTCACCTACATACATTGCAGGAAGTTTATACATCTCTGATTTAGGATTTACCGAATAACTTTTAGCTGCTTCTTGTAAAACTTTTTCATCCTTACCAATACCTACATAATGTTTAGCTAAAGTATTTAATTGATAAGACATTCTATTCTCATCTATCAAAGATGCTGCAATCATAGTGTCAACAATCTTACCTCTAATTTTTATACCGGCCTGTCTTAACCAGCAAACGTCATACATTGCATTGTGAAATATAAAGGTAGTTTTTTCTTGATTAACTAAGTCCTGGACCCATTCTAAAACTAATTTTCTGTCCATATTACCACCACCCTCATGTCCTATCGGATAATAGCCAGACCAGCCTTCTATGGCCACCGCAACGCCTGCAATATGACCTCTACCAATGACATTACCTGACCCTAAAGTCATTAATTCAGGATCATTAGTCTCTAAATCAATAGCAACTTCTTTAATTCCTGATAAATCTTTTAGTTCATGTGGTGCAACCCATTCAGTTTCGGGCGCAAATAAAGGCATTTGGGTTCTTCTCATTTGTAATCTCTCTCTTTCACCATTTCTAGATAATGTATTGCTTTATCTATATCTTGTATGCCACCCTTCTCTGAGTGCCTACATATATACTTTATAGCGTTACCCTCTGCAAAAAGCAACTTATTTTTGTTAATAAATTCAGCAGGTTGTATGGTCATTTTTTTATAATGATCTCCACCAATTTGTTTAGTTAATGATTTCATGTTTTTTATAATCCTCTTTAGTTACTTCACTTGGATAATATACCTCAACAAAGCTATGACACTCTGGACAAGATAAATTTGTTACCATACTATAATCTTCATTTTCTTCTTCTATATCATGGTCACCACCCCATATTAATTTAGTGTTACAGTGCCAGCATTTCATATTAGTTTTTCCTCTTGTAAAAGTTCTTCTTCTATTTTTATTTCATTTAATAATAATTTTTTTATTTTACTTTTTATTTTATATTTAAATAATATTTTATCTCTATTTAAAAAATACCATTTTTTTTTTCTTATACTTTCTTTTTCTTTATTTAAATTATACCATTCCTTTCTTTGTTCTTTTTTCATATTATATAAGCCCGATCAAAGTTTTTAGGATCTAGTAAATGCAATTCACGCTTCGCTCTCGTCGCTCCAGTATAAAATAATCTATGTAATTCATCTGGGTCATGACTAAACGTTTCTAGTGCTGCACCTGTAAGATCTTGTAATAATAAAACATTGTCGGCTTCTCCTCCTTTTGCTCCATGTATAGTTGACATTATTATACGAGGGTTTTTATTTATCATCTCACCATTCGCCCTCATGTTACGAATGTAATTTTCGGTCATCGTATCTAGACCTTCGAATGAATCATACCAAACCTTATCAGTACTTAATCCATGTTGTTCTTGACATTCTTTTAATGTATACTTCGCCTCCGAATTTAAAGTTTTACCTTTTCTAAACCCTACTGAAACGTTGTCTCCAAGATATTCATACACATTTTTTATCTCTAAATGATTTAACATTTCACCTTTACGCCAAGCTTCCCAATTATTTAAACCTAATAATAATTTTAACGGAATAGAATTTCTACCTCTATATTGATAATACCAACCTTGAATTTCACATAACTCTTTAGCATCATCTAGAAAATAGTTGGCAGAAGATAAGACTAACCAATTGCCTTTACTCATATCTACTTGAGTAATATCTGAATACCGTCTCAATACTCCTATTTCATCTCTAGGCTTATAAACTTTCTCAAATCTATTTTGAACTTTGTTTATTATCTTTTGTGATAATTCATGAATAGGTCCACCTGGTATTCTATAAGATTGATCTAAAATTTTAATATCATTCACCTCTTCTTTTAAAGCTATGAAGTGATCTACATCAGCTCCAGCCCATTTAAATATTGCTTGATCATCATCACCTGCTATGTAAGTTTTCTTTGCATTAGCCCAAATACATCTTACCATATCCCATTGTAACAAAGATAAATCTTGTGCTTCATCTATAAATAATACTTCAAAGCTACGTTTAATATCTTTAGTTATAAAATTTTCCAACAGATCATTAAAATCTTTTAAGTTCTTTTCTTTTTTAAATCTTTTAAGTTCTTCCGCTAATAAAAATAAAGTGTTTCGTTCTATATCTATTATATTTTTTCTAGAATCATAATATTCTAATAGATCCATTCGTTTGACTGCAGCCGTGTTTATAATTGTAAGGTATTCATTGTCTGAATTAAAAGTACCGTCATCACTAGAAAATTTAGCAGTCTTAATAGGAATTCCACATTTCTGCCCAAATTCCTTATAGTCTTCTATCTTCATCATTTTTTCTTTAGTCATACCCAATTGATTAAAAGCATATGAATGAAGAGTTCTGAAGTTAGTTAGATCATTATCAATATCTAATCCAAATTTCTCCGCAGCTCTATTGGCAGCTTCCGTCGCTGCTTTTTTTGTAAAGGAAAAATAACCTATTTGCTTAGGTCGGATCCCCTGTTGGATGAACTCGTCCACTAAGTTTAACAACGTTGTTGTCTTTCCTGTTCCCGGTGGGCCTAATATTATTGTTTTCATATTTTTTTAACTTTCTTTCTGCTTTATTAAGCCACATTTGTGTGAGCTCTAATTCTTCTTTTAGTTGTAATATTTCTTCTCTAAATCTAAGATGCCAATTAATTCCAATTTTATTCATTAAAAATCATCCTGTTGATAAGCAATTTTAGAAACAGAAGCTTCTAATTTTTTCATAGTTTTAATTTTAACGACCCTAGGTTGTTGAGATTTAATTCTTAATCTTGTCTCCTCGATAAATATATCTTCTAATCTTTTAATTAAATTACCTGTTTTAATTTTATCCATTTCCCAATTATTTTTTTTACAGAAAGAATAAAAATCTTCTAATCTAAAATAAGTAAACTCACCTTCTGTAAATGGAAGTTTATTAAATATATCATCTAGAGTTCTTGCACTCTGTCTATTGGTAGTCCAATCTTGCAATAACCCTGTGATCTCATTCATAGGATCTAATGAAGCTAAGGGTTCTACTTCTTGAAGATTAGACATCATAGGTTTTAAAAAATGTTGTTTCCAATCTTGTGCTTTAGGTACAGGTACAATTTTATTTGCTTGATCTAAACATGCTAGAGCAAACATACCTGGATTATAAAGTTGCTCTGATTTTAATTCTATTCTAGTTTCACCCACATCTAAAAACCATTGTGGCGGATTAGAAGTGTATTTAGTTAAACTTCCAAGTACAGGCATTTCTTCTTCTCCATAACCTACTCCAAATCTTTTAGTTCTACATAAACCTGCTTGGCATACAGAATTTATAGGTGCATCTTTACATCTATATTTATCATAACCTTTTCTATTAACAGATTTAATTAACTGTTGAACTTCACCATTGCTTAAAGGTGGCTCCATATATTCCATATTAGCTTCTACAATCTTGTCTTCCCAAGTATCGGGATTAGATTGTTTATAATAAACTGCTACATTAAATAATGCGTTGTTCCTAGACCCCTCACCAAAACCTATTGCTGCCAATTTATTTAGGCAAGGAGGTCCACCTGGAAATGCTTCTTCTATTTTTTCTTTTTCAATTTTGATTTCTTCGACTTCTTTTTTCGTGCGACTGTAAACATCATAGAGCTGATAAAATTCCTCAAGTGTACAACCGGCGCCAGTATCGTTGATAGCATAACGTAGTCCTTTCATTTGATTGTGGTAAGGTAGATTTAAGAAATTACCAGTGTCACCACGTTCCACTAATATCTCTGTTTGTTTTGGAAATATTTCTGATCCTTCGTAACCCAATACAACGGACATTTGTTTTAATTTTGATTGCATCAAAGATGCAGGTATATTTTCTTTGGTAAATAAAAAGACGTGTGCTCCACCAGATTTAGATCGGCAGACTACTACTGGAAGTTTAAGATTCCGAATACTTTTAATGAGGCTAATGTGATCAAGGTCATATTGGTCAATATCAATGCACCCCCACCTACAATCATTATTTTCTGTGATAGGGATAATCCCAAGGGCGGGTCCTTGTCCTCCAAGATGATTGATCCAGAGTTCGTCGGTAACGGGTTTACGAACAATAAAGGCTTTACCTTTTTGTTTAGTACCATTCTCTCCTCTGTCACCGGGTTGGTATTGCCCATATGCTATTGTTAATCCACTAAAAATTTGTTTGAACTTATCCATATATTTCATTCTTCCTTCTTTGTAAAGGGGATCTTGCGATCCCCTTAAAACTAAATTTAATACGGAGTATTATCTTTAGCTTTCTCTTCCACATCTGCTTTTGTTTGCACGTTTCCTTTAGCGACACTACTGTTAAAATCCTTTGCAGTTAAGTACAAATTCTTATCAGCTTGTCCCATAATTCTGTCTTGTGATACTGACCAACCATACCAAGAACCTTTATCATTCTTTTGTAATACTGATTGTAAGTTATACACAACTCCATGCATAGGAGGTATTGCAAATCCACCCTTACCATCAGCAATTTGTATGGTTTTCATCATAGAATTCCATTTTTTACTAACGTTAAGCTGCGTAGATTTCATAGTAATCAACGCTGGTGTCATTCCACCTGTTTTTGTTTCAACCAAAACATAATAAGAAGCTGTCTCTTCTAAATAGTTACCGTTAGGTAATCTAATTTTAGATCCATCTCTCTTACCTGTTTGGATTACCGGACTGTTCGGTAAGTGTACTGCCACGGGAGCACCCGGGCCATCTCCTCTATCCGACCATTCTGGAAAATCCTTCTTATAGTAACAAGGAATAACCTTGATACCTTTTTTACCATCAAAACATTCGCTGGTAACAGTATTATAAATCATGCCTGGTTTAGCACCTTCTATATACTTCGCATCCCCATCAGTTACCTGTGGTGATAGTTGTCCTAAGATTCTGACAAACGGTAACGCCATATCTTCTTGCGTCATGTTCTCAAAACCTTTTTGCAGATCGTCACCAAATAAGGCAACTGAACCTGTGTCTTTTTTTATTACTTCATTACTCATTACACATTCTCCATTAGTTATTTCCGACTTATTTTAGTTTTATCTTTAATCCAAAGACTAAAGCTTTCAGAAGGCATGTCCAAGCCGGCTTGAACACGCTCCTGATATAGAGCTGTTAATGTATTCCAAGCCACATCAGATTTCTGTTGTGGTTCAAAACCATTCTCAGCTGCAAGGTTGAGCATTTGCTCTGCCTTGTCATCTTCTCCCTTACCAAAAGAAACAATGACATTGTTTTTAATAATGTCACCCAATCCTTGGTCACGAAGCCATTGTAAGCATGCTTCCCTTCTTGCATCATCTTTAGGGATAGTTGCTCTAAATTCTTTACGAACAGAAACTTTAGATCCATCAGCTAATTTAATTTCTGATAAACCTTGTTCAGCTAACAGTTCTGGAATTACTCTAGAACCTATATCATCTGCCTCTGCTTTTTTTGATTTTAACTGCTCTTCTAGTGAAGCTATCTCATCTTCTTTTGCTTTAAGCTTAACACATTCAGCAGCTATTGTTGTTATCTCTACACTATCTAAAAGATCTTTCGAATCATTTAGCATCATATTTGTTACTTCATTACTCATATTATTTCTTCTTTCTAGTTATAAAAGTCTAATTCTAACGGGTAGTATCTATACTCTCTCCTATCCCATTTTAAAACATTAAACTTTCCATTGGTTACATCACTTATAGCAATATTGCAAATACCAATTACTATTGGATCTCCTATTGCTAATAAATAATCTTGTTGTCTTATATTTTGTAAATTCTTTTTCATCTTTCTCACAAATGGAGAAGTAGAATAAATAACTTGAGAGTCTGGTCCTGTATTAGGTAAACAAATAACTAAGTATCCAAAATCAGATGCACTTAATATATTTATATTTGCTGGTGGTTGCTGTGCAACGTAAACAAATTTTTCTTCTGGATTGCTTTTATAAAACTCTAAAAACTCTTTTAAAGATTCTGGTTTATATAATTCAAATATTTTATTTTTCATTCTAATAATTCTAATTTCTTTTGTCTTGACAGAACTTATACTGTGATTTATATAATTGTCAACTAGAAAGAAGAAAATAATTATGAATTATAAATTTAAAACAAAACCTTATGCACATCAATTGACTGCATTAGAAAAGTCGTGGGATAAAACAGAGTATGGTTATTTCATGGAAATGGGAACAGGTAAATCTAAAGTGTTAGTTGATAACATGGCTATGCTTTATGACAAAGGAAGAATAAATGGCGCACTTATTATAGCACCAAAAGGTGTTTATAACAATTGGTTTACTCAAGAAATACCTACACATTTAGTTAGTCATATACAACCTACAATGGTACTATGGACTGCTTCAACTTCAAAAACGAAGGATAAAGAGTATCAATCATTATTTGAAATAGGACATGATCTACACATCCTCATCATGAATGTTGAGGCATTAAGTACTAAAAAAGGTTTAGACTTTGCAGCAAAATTTATGAGTTGTCATAAGACTATGATTGCTGTTGATGAATCTACCACTATTAAAAATCCTACTGCAAAACGTACTAAATCTATTTTAAAACTTGGTAAACAGGCCGAATACAGAAGAATTCTTACAGGTTCACCTGTGACAAAAAGTCCATTAGATTTATTTACGCAATGTAATTTTTTAAATGAGTTTTTGTTAGGATATGATTCGTTCTATGCTTTTAGAAATAGATATGCTCACATGATAGAAAGAAACTTTGGTGGTCGTAGGGTACAATTAGTTGCTAGTTATAAAAGACTAGATGAACTTTCTGATAAAATT